AGATGCTGAATGGAAAGATAAACTACAACGTAACGTAGATCATCTGGAAATTATCAAAGCATATAAGAAAGAAGATGGTACTACTTCTATATGGGGTAGTGAAAACTTTACTGCAATAGATGCAGCCGTTAATTCTGGTAAGACTAAGATAGCAGCTCTATAGTGCATGTAAATCTACCCACGATTCCTAAACCTCTACCTACGATGCAAATCGAGTTTAAGCCACCCGAAGCTCGAATTCCAGGGTATACACCTATGGTGATCCCTCCAAGTGATCTAGAGGCTCCTGAAGGGGTAGAGGAAGAGACTACAGAGGAAGCACCGCCTCCTCCTAAAATGCAAATACCTGTATTAGATATACAGATGCCTTTGCCAACTGCTGAAGTAGTTATGACAGCTACCTATGCAGCTGTAGCGGCTGTAGCAACAACCACCCTAGCTACACCATTCTTTGATCAAATAAAGAAGAAACTAACCAAATTCCTACAAGGTAAGATTGATAAATGGAAGCAAAAGCGCAAGAAGAAAAAGGATTCCTCGGAAAGCTGAAAGATGCTGCAGAGGATCAAGAACACCAAATCCAAATTCTTGGTACATTTGTTAGACTTGGTGTTGTAGTTTGGAGTGGATTTATTATTACATTAAACTATGTTGAAATACCTATGATTAAGAAAAGCCCAGGTGGGGACATCACTTTTCCTGCCAGTGTCTTCACTGGAGCACTTGCAACATTCGGTTTGACTACTGGTAGTAACGGTAATAATAAAAAGGAAAAAAAGGAAACATGAAAAAATGGCTAGTACTCTTATTACTGGCATCACCCACGGTAGCGAGAGCAGAATTAGTAACTCCAAACTTCACCCAGGGTTCGATGAACAGTACAACGACAACGACTCAAGAGATCGTAGAGGAAATAACTACGACAACCTATGGGTCTGCATTAAACAAATGGTCTGGAGAAAACATCGTCCATACCTCAGCTTCCTCTGGAGGAATTGTAGATTCAGATTCAGTCTTTACAGTTCATACAGCTGGAGACCCTTTTACTCTAGAAGTAACAACAAGAGCAGCCAGCCAGGTACTGTCAGTAACAGCAATAGAAAGAGAAATCGACACTACTTCTACTACAGTATCCTTATCAGTCTTCTCTCAATAGCTCCAGTAAGAGCAGAAGAGAACAATGTAGCTAACCCAGTTGCAGCTGCGACAGGTAATGTAACTAACCAGGCGGTGCAATTCCAGAATAATGGAGCACCATCTAGACAGCATTACGGACCTAATATCAGCTGTAATGGAGCTACAATGACATTCTCGCCATTCTATATGGGAAATCATACTAAACCATGGGATATAGATGAGAATGGAATGAGACCCTCTAGTTACACTATGGCAGAGAACTGGGGAGGTCAAATTAACTTTATGGTACCTTTAGACCGTGAAGGTCTGAATAGGTGTCGTAGTATAGCAGCTAGACAAGAAGAGAAGATGAGATTAGATTATGAGTTAGTTAGAGTCCTGAAGTGTGCAGAATTGCAACAGAAAGGATTTATGCTACTTCCTACTTCCGATCTTGGTCATATGTGTAGTGATGTTATACCGATAGCTAAATGGGAAGAAGATGTAGAGAAAGCTGTTGAAAAGAAATTAAAAAAAGAATGTAAACCTATTCAAAACTGGAAACTATGGCAGAAACAGAAGTATCAGTGTCCTCCGAAGACACCAAAGAAGAAGTAAAAGAAGAACCTAAAGTTGAGGTAAAGGTTTCAAAGAAAGCCTCAACAAAAGCCACACGTGGCACACTCGACAAAGTTTAACCCTAACCCCCTAAATACAATGATCCTAATTATCAAGCCCATCCTTTTCGCCTTCTTGAAGTCAGACTCAGTAAAGAAGTTAGTAGTAGATCTACTTGAAGCTTACGTTGCTAGAACTGATAACAAGCTAGATGATCAGGCATTGGAAATTGTTAAAAAGAAACTACTAACCTAATGGCAATTAATAAAGTACCAGAATGGCCTGCTAATAAAAGACCAAATATGGAAAGGGATAGGTATGGTCCTTTACCAAATACTAATCCTTGGAAAAAAGCTAAACATCAAAATAGACCAAAAGGAGACCACGATCAAAGAGTGAACGTATAATGGCATATGATCCTTGGGGTATGAAAGTAAATGACCCTAATAAAGGTCGTGAACCCTTTGATCCAAAAGGCAATGACAACTCTGTACCAGTCCCAGGACATCCTGATTGGGCAAGAAAGAAGAATGGCAAAAAGAGAAAAATTGTAATCGCCAAACATAATCAAGACGTAAACAAAAATGGCTAAAGCCAAAGAAGAAAAGTTTGATGAGTTACATAACCTTGTCACTAACGAATTCCTTAAACGGGTTCGTAGTGGCGAGGCTACTACTCAAGACTTAAAAGCAGCCTGTGATTGGCTTAAGACTAATGACATAACAGGAGTTGCTTATGAGGGCAGTCCTATGGACAAGCTGAACAGAATCCTACCCAAAGTTGATCCTGAATTAGTACAACGGAGGTTATATGGCTCCAAGACGGGCTAAGAACCCAGGTAAGACTTCTAGATACTACCAATCTAAGAAAGGTAGGAAGTCTTATTTAAAACAAAAGAGGAAACAAAAGAAGATAAATAGTACGGCTGCTAAAAGGCGGTACCGTAAATTATTATCTCGTAGACGTAGAAAGTTAGGGATTATGGGTAGAGGCGGTAAAGATGTCTCCCATAAGAAAGGTCGGCTAACTTTAGAAATACCGAAGAAGAATCGCGCTCGTGGAGGGGCTAAACGTAAATGAAGAAAGACATTTTAAAGAACGCTAAAGTTGGTACTAGAATATTTAACCAAGAAACTGGTTTATATTACGTTAAAACTAGAAAAGGTACTTGGCAAAAAGATGATCAATTCTTTAGTCAAACTGCAAGGTTTTTTGCTAAAAAAGAAGAGAAAGAGAAATACTTTAGTAATCAAATATCAGAAGACGGTAGTTTTGATTTAAGTAAAAAAGGCTTTACTATTACTGATGACCATCCACTAGCAGAGAAACTAAGATCTTCTGAACAAGTTAGAGTTGGTGTCAGAGATAAATTAGCTATTAAAAGAAAAGAAGAATCAGAAGCAAAAACAGCCTCTGATAGGAAAATTTATTTAACTAATAAAATATCTGACTTTGAAAGTAAGTCTCCTACATTTAATCATGGTGGGTATAGGAATCTTAAAAAATCAGATAACCAAGCAATGCTAACTGATCTTACTAAAAAGTATAAAGATGAGTTAAAAACACTAA